GCTCCACTAGTGATTAAAGAAGCTGCTCCACTAGAGCCAACTGCAACACCTACACCGTCTATAGCTACTGCACCTGCTGCATTTATATCAAATGTTCCATCTACAACAAACCCAACGTTAGCCGCTGCTGCTGCTGTATCTACAGTCGTAATTGTAAGTGTACCGTTTGTTCCGGCAGCAAAAGTTACAGTATCTCCAGTTGAAGGAGTAAACACCAAGTTTGAAGCAGCTGCATTTCCTAAGTTTAACCCATCTAGAAATGCAGATAACCAAAATTTACTTGATGTTCCTAATTGACCTTCACTATCTGAGCGAGGTACTATATTTTTAGTCGCCATATTGTTTTTGTTTTATTTTTTTTATTAACTAATGTATTTTCTAACAACAGTTGGTGTAGCTTTTTCCGTTATCTCAGCTTCAATTCCACTCTTATAAACATTTACTTGATCTGCACCAATCAATCCTTGAACCCAACCATCTACATCTGATTCTGTTACATCTGAAAATGCAGTAAAACTAGAAAGATCTGAAGTGTCTATATCTGAAACACCAGTTGATGATGCTGAATTTTTTGCTGCAGTATCATCTACACCTTTTAGTTCCCAGTATACTTTAAATATTACATCTGATTCACCACTTTTTGTTGGGTAGGTGTCTACAGTTTTTGTGTCCCATGTATATGTTATTGCCATTGTTTTATTATTTTATTTTGGTTGTATATCTCCGTTAGCATCCACTTCGTAGTACCCCTCTTCTTTAGGTACTAATGCAGGCATGATATCACTGTTAGTGTCAAGATCCCAAGTATCATTAAAATCATAACCTATGTTTAGTGCTTGTAGTTGTCCACCACTAAGCTCCCACATATAATCTTCTATTGCTGCTGCTGTAGCACTAGGGAATACAGCTAAACTTAATCCTAAACCCGGCATTAATATCCAAAGTAACAGATTACACCACCATCATCATCTGCAGAAGGAGTTATTGTTGTCCATCTACCTACTATTGTAAGACCTTTAGGATATATGACACCATCGGCTCTTGTACCTCCAGCACCATGAACTTCATCAAGAAAAACTAATGTTTGACTTGCTGTTGGGGTTGTGTCAGCTGATAAAGTTACTGTTGTTCCTCCTCCGTAAGCTGTAACAAAAACACCTTGCTCATTGTCTCCACTGTATATTGGAATAGGTGTTTCAGAGTCTACAGTTAATCCTGTGTTTTCTGCATCATTATCATTAACAATTAAAACGTACTGACCAACTTTAATCTTACTGTTTGCAGCTGATATAGTAACTATAGCACCTGAGTTGGACCCAGTTGCAGCAGCAGTTGTAACACCGTTGTGATTCATAAAACCATCAGCAGCACCCACTGCATCAGTACTTCCTGTTATATTAGGAAAACCTGCTCCAGATGAAACTCTTTTTTCTGACACTAAAGCTGTTGGTGTGCTATCTGACAAAAATTGAATAGCAGTTATCACCATACCTTTGGGTGGAACTACTGGCTTTGCGACATTACTAACAACACTACCTAGCTGCCCAAAGTTATATGCTACTGCACTTGAATTTATACTCATTGTCTTTTTTGTTTTATTTGTTAGTTTTATTTAGGGTCAAAACCACCTAAGTTAAAATTACCACTAAGTATATCATTACCTGATGACTCAAAGTTTTTAGGGGGTTTCTCTTTTTTTCTTTGATCTATTAATTCAGATTGTTGAGATGCTTGAATTTTTGTTCTTTCATCTTTACGATCTTCTTTTTCTTTTTCCCTGTTTTGTATACCGGAAGTTTCCATTTGCTTTAACTGTAAGTTATATTGAAACTCTAATTCCATTAATTCTTTTTTAGCAAAAACTTCTTGTTGCATTTTTTGAGATTCTAATTGAGCTTTTAGTTGTTCTAACTGACTGTTAATTTGTATTAGTGACTGTTGTTTCTGAACTTCAGCTTGTGCCGCTACTTGTTGTGCTTGTGCGTTTGCCTGTGATTGAGCTTGAATGTTTTGTTGTTGAGCTGCTTGATCTCTTTCAAACTTCTTTTTTCTCCTAATTTTAAGTAATTGATTAGCTAGTTTTACGTTTTTAACTTGTCTAAGATCTATAGCGTCTTCTAAATCTATACTCTTTTGAGCTACAGCAACTTGAATATTGTTTTCAAGCATACCTTTTTCTTCTTCATCAGGTTCAAGTTCTATAAATATTCCAAAGTCGTGTATGTGTAGATTTTGTAGTTCATCTAATGTGGCAACATTATGAACACCTATGCTTTGTATAAAAGCATCTCTTGTAGGGGAGTATTCTAAAACATCAGATATTCTAAGGGATAAACATTCAGCAGTTTCTGCTGTTAAAAATAAACCTGATTGTAATATATGTCTAGTTGCAGTATTAGAGTTTGCTGCTGCTAATTTCTGTACACCGACTAAAGCATTTTTGTCTGGTGTACTACCATCCCTAGCCTCGTTTAAACCAGTTACATCCCTTATCATTTGTAGATAATAGTTGTAAGTCTGAATAAGTGTTTGCATTTTTTGACCACCACTACCACTAGAAATTTCTTGAATAGGTACTTTACCCGGATTCATATCTCCTTCTGATGTTAATGATCTACCTATAATACTACCTGTTTGAAAAAACATGTTTAATGCTTCTTGAGGATTGTAGTTTGTTCCGTTACCTAAGTCAATTTCAGCAATACCGTCAGCGTCTAAATAAACACCATCAGGGATTAACCTTGACATTACTTGTTGTAGTTTTAAATGGGTTAACTGAATCATATCGGCAAACCCAGTTATTCTACCTACTAAAGATTCTATTTTTCCTTTGTATAATCTAGGTGCAACAATAGCGTAATTCATCTTTACTTTAGAGTTATCACTTTTGGGTCGCATCATATTTGTTGCCATCTCCCACTTTAATAACTTTTTAGTACCAAGGACTAACACTCCTTCATATAACACCTCAACAGATCTAGATATTTTTTCAAACTTATCATCTAAAACTTCTGATGGAGGATTAAAAGAATCATCTTTAACTAATATTTTTGAAGATCCTGTAGCAGTTTGTTTTATCTTATAAACCTCATTCATGTAGGTTTTATAATTAAAATATAAAACGTCTATCTGATTGTTATCACTTTGATTGTACTGAGATCTACTATTAGGTATCGATGTATTATTTGGTTGTTTTACTATTTGTTCTAAGTCCTCATCACTAAGATTAGGAAATTCTGTTTTTAATTCATTTACAGGTATTGTTTTTAATTCTCCAGCATAATAAATATCTTCAAAATAAGGAGACTCACTGTAAGAGTAAACTAAATTAGCAGGATCAACATACTCTACTTTAATCCCTTCTGATTGACTAAAAGTGTTTTTAACACAACCAATTCCAATTACCGTAAGATCATAATAAAACCTTTTCTTTGTTAACTCATATTTATTAGAATTAAACAATACACTTATAGCTTGTTCTTCTGCTATCTCAATGGATTGTTTATAAGTCAACTGCATGTGTAATGCTAACTCTTCTTCTGAATCAGGTAATTTTTCTTCAGGGGTGTTTGCTAAATCAACACCAAAAGCTTGTTTTGTAAAAGCATTTAATTCTTTAGTTCTCATGTCAGCTAATAAGCCTTCCATGTATTCTGTTCTTTTACTAACTCCATAAGGGTCTTGAGAGAAAGCCTTTACATCGTAAGTTCTTTCAGCAATACCATTAACAACAATATCTACAAACTTTGGAATTATAGGTATTGGTGTCCAGTCTAAATTAAGATAAGATAAATCACCGTTTATAGATAACTCATCTTTATATTTTTGAATAGATTGTTCTCCTCTAGCATACAACCTTAATCTGTGAAAATTATCAAAGTTACTCCTAAACCTATCACTTCCATAATCAGTGTAGTAGAACCACTCGTTCTCTATAGCTTTAGCTACTTTCAAACCATACTCTTGACTCATCTTTTCAAGATCACTTGCTACTTGGCTTGGAAAATAATTTTTAATACCTGATTGAGCCATATTGTTATTTTATTAATTTAGATGATGTTCCTTTGTTTTCATACTTAGCAAAACCAACATTAAATTTATTTTTTTCTTTTTTAACACTTGGAGAGTATAGATTTTTATTACAAGCCATAACCGCTAACCCACTACTTATTGAAGCATCAAACTTGGTTCTGTTGTTTATATCAAATCTTGACCAATCATTTAATGTTTTATTGAAATACATGCTACCGTAATCTCCTTGATCTTTAATACCAACATGACCTTGTATATACATTTCAATAGCTGCTGCGTGAGCTTGCTTTATATCTTCACTTGAATTGGGTATACCACCTATTTCTTTCTCTGTAGTTGATAACTTATTCCATATTTTATCAGGTCTATTCATCGAATACCCCCTGTAACCTCTTCGTTTTAAATAGTATAATAGCCTTGGTTTATTATTCTCTGCTAAGATAGGCATTCCGTAAAAAACTAATGCCATTAGAACATCTTCAAAAAATATTTCAGCGGTCTGTGGTCTAGCAATGTATTCTAAAAAAAATTGATTTGGCGGAGCATCCTCCATAGAAAATTTTGTTAACCCATGAAGTGCACCTTTAGAACCTTGTCCGTCTACAGTTCCTGATATGTCATAACTATCGCATCCAAAAGCACCCATATATTCATTTCCGGGTTTTTTACCTTGTGATGTTTCTATTACTCTGTTTTGTAAATTAGCTCTAGGTATCCAGCTAATACTAAATCTTCCTTTTGGATCTGGATAAAATATAACTTTAGAATCTTTTATTCCACTTATCCATTGAAAATTACCAGTTGTAATTTTGTTTATGCTACCAACTCCTTCATTATAATCTATCTGTTCATATATTTTAGCTAGATTAAATATACTGTTTTTTGTCTCATCTCTAAATGCATGTTCCTCTGTTCTAGGGAATTGTCTGTAAAACTCATTTAAAGCATCAGGATCATTTTTTAAACCATCAACCTCATTCTGCCAATGCTCTAGTATTCCTATGTCTATAGTTTCATTATAAGGTCCTTTTATTTCTGTTTCAGGATTATCGAAGACTGGGTAACCATGTTTATCAATAAAACCTTCATAATTCCACTCCATAGGGATAAAAAGACTATAAAGACCTGAACTCGTTTGACCATTCCTGTTTCTTTTTACTACATTAGAATCTTTATATAGTTTCTTGAAATTTCCACCACCTTTATCTAATGAGTTAGAGGTGGATCCCATCATACACTTACCTATTATTCTACTACCTAATCTTAAGGTTGTTTTGGTAACCCTCCAGTTGTTGAGTATGTTGTTCGGTCTCTCCCATTTCCCTGATTCATCATGTACAAGGAGTTTAAGTTTCTCTCCGTCATAGGAGTTGTCACCGGTGTTCTTCCAATCGATGGTGGTGTCCAAGCCTTGTAGATCTTCCGGCTTGTCGGTGCTTGTAATACTCCGTCTGGTAAGTTTTGATGCTGGGACTCTGAATGCAAGTTCCGTTTTTGGTCTATCCATACCGTCTTGGATTGGCTTGAAGAAGAACGGGTAGTTGACGGATATTGGCACGACTTTGTCTGTAAACATTTTCTTAGCATCAGGACCGGACTTGGACAAGATGCCATAACGGGCATCGCTGGATATTGTTGCCAAGTTAACTGTTTCACCACTTGCCATGAAAGAGAACCCTGATCGTCTATTCTTAAGATAACACATTCCGTAACATCTTGTGTCGGATTTACATGCCTCCCAAAAGATGTAGAATAACCTGTTGGCTTCACGAAAGTCTGGTTTTCCGACATCAATTTTACTCCATTGCAAGTACATGTAATGAGCACCAGTAATGTAAGTAGGAACATTGTTGTTAGTGTAGTATAAACCTTCGTCTCTGGTTTTAAATTCATTTTCTATATATTCTATGTATTTTTCCTTAAAATCATTAGAGTAATTTTTCCAATCAAAGATTGTTTTAATTTTACTTAATTCTTTAGGGTACTCGGTATATTCCCAGCTATTACTTTTGAATTTTATTGTTTTCTCTATTTTTGGTAAAGCTATTTTAAGATTTTGTATTTCATAAATCTCACCAATCTTTCCTGTTTTACTAATTACAACAATATCGTGTTCCTTGTTATAACCGTACCCCCATTTCTTAGACTTATTAAGTCTTGATATTGTACTTAATTTAATTGGTTGAATAACCTTATATAAGGTTTGTTCATACATATATTATCCTTTTGTAAAAACTGCGTACTCTGCTTTTATAGTATTAGCTGTTGCTTGTAATTGTACTCCTACATCTTCACCAGCATGATTAAAAGGCATAAATAAAAACTCTCCAGCAGCTAAACGAGAAAAAGCCTCGTTATCTGTATTTTCTACATCTAAATTATCTGTAGATGCTGTAGTGCCATCTTGCTGAAATCCAGTGTGTTTTACATATAAATATTGAACAGCTGTTGCTGATGCACCTATTATATGACTTCCTCCTGCATTTGTGACCATTTCTATTGAAATACCTGATATCGGTTCTTCTACAGTTAAAGAATCTGTTATAGATAAATTTAAGCTATCAGTTACAGCATCTATACTTACTAATGTTAATGTAGGTGTTAATGTTGCCATGTTATTTATTTAAATTTTTTTATATTTTTATTAAGCTTCAAATATAGCTACTTCTAGCACAGGAGTTCCAGTAGCAGCATCAGCAAAAAGATTAACCGTTGATGCCCAAGGAAAAAATGCAAACTCTCCAGCACCTAAAAGCATATATTCATCTCCATTGTTAGCTTTTTCTATAGTTATTATCTCATTAGCTGTAGCACTTGTGTTTTTTAAATATACATAAGACTTTGTATAACTAGCTGCTGCTGCAAAAGAAGTTGAAGTTGTGCTAGTTGCTATTCTTTTAAACTGAACAGCTTTACTTATTGTTAAAGAATCTGTTACAAATAAACTTAAAGTCTCTGATGTAAGGTCTGTACTAGCTAATGTTAAAGTGGGTGTTAATGTTGCCATATTTTTTTATTTAGATCTTTTTTCTGCAAATCCACTAAATGACACATCTTTATTTGTATCAATAGGTATTTTGTTTTCTAGTATATTATTTTCTTCTTCAATTCTTTTAAGTATTTCAAACGCATCAAAGATAGCAAGTTTTTTTGTTGCTGCCGCATTTTTTAATCTATCAGCGGATATATCTTCATCTGAATCTACAATAGCTTCTTTAGCAACTTTAATTAATTCCTCAACTGCTACTTGCCCAGCTTGGATTATATTCTTCTTCGTTTCCTTGATATTCATATTTAATTGTAATTTGACTATTTAAAACTCTATATAGTCTTTCACCGTCAATAATAAATTCATAGGTACTCACAGGTGTAAAGCCAACCAAGTCACCTTCTTTTAAACCAAGATCTAAAAGATCTTTATTACTCTTTTTTAAAACACCTATGCATTTTTTTTCCTGTTCTGTAGAAAACTTATCTTCAGACTTTATAGGTTTTACAAAACAAAATCCATCTGAGGCAATCCACTTATTGTTTTTTTTGTAAGAAAATATTTGATCTTCTTTTACACAATAAGTATTTTCATCTATATAGCTTCTACTATTCTTTTCTTCAGACTTAACGTTATGCCATCTTCTAAATACATTATGATGAACTATTACTTCATCACCAACCTGTACTTTAGTGGGTACAGCTATAGGTATTGATTTTACTATAGCTATTCTACTAACGAATTGATGGTTGTATATCTCCGTATTAAGTATGAGATCCTTATCCCCTATTTTTTTTGTATTGCTATAACGAGATGACTTAGGTGATATTATGAAATCGTATATACTACGCATTAATATTCTAGATTATACTCTACAGATATAGCCATATTTTTGTTGAAGTTTTTCCAAATAATAACATTGTTATTTTTTTTTATAAAAACATCATATCCAGTATCTTCTTCGACTATATCACAAATCCTATGCCCTCCGTAGACCTCTTGACCTACGGAGTAATGCATGGATTCGTTCTTATAATCTTTACCAATACTAATTTTACGTATCAGCTTTGACATCTTCTTGTTCTTCTTCGATTGGAGTTATAGTACCGTCTTGAATATTTACATTCACTTTACCGTACTCTTTTTCTAGTTTCTCTTGAAAGTCTTTAAGACTTTTTTGAACTTCTGCAATTTGATGAAGTATTGCATGTTTTTGAGTTTCGATCTGACCAATTTGAGATTGACCATTGTTTATTTGTTTTACCAAATTTTGTATTGCTTCTAACTCTTCACTTGTTATTTTTTCTACTTTTGTATTTTCACTCATTCTTTTAAATTTAATTAAATTATACTTGTTGATATTACTATTACATATATAGTTTCTTTTTTAATTTTTTAAGTGTGAGTACCATCACCATCTTCTATTGTCCACCCCCTACCAACTAATGTTGTTCTAGCAGCTTGACCTGCTGAGTCTACTAAATTTGCAGAACCAAAGTGCGCTAGCACATTGTTTTTAGTTGATTGTGCTGCCCAACCTATAATAGTAGCTTTATAGTTAGCGTCTGAAAGACCAGAGTTCTCAAACATCCGAGCCATAGCCGTCACCTTACTCACATCCCAACTAGCAAGGTTTTGATTAAAAGAATTAGAATCAAAAAACATTAATTCCATATTCGTCACATTCGATACATCCCAAGAGCTGATATCTTGGTTGAAAGAAGTGTTACGAAACATACCACCTATGGTGGTAGCACTACTAGTATCCCAAGAGCTAATATCTTGATTGAAAGCACCTCTTGATACTTGGAAACAAGTAAACATATCAAGAAAAGATGTTACTTTACTTACATCCCAAGAGCTGATGTCTTGGTTGAAAGAAGTAGCTCTCGCAAACATTGAGTGCATATCCAAAACATTACTTACATCCCAATTACTAATGTCTTGATTAAAAGAGGTAGCAGCATCAAACATCTGATCCATATCCGTCACCTTACCAACATCCCAAGAACCAATGTCTTGGTTGAAAGAAGAAGCACCTGAAAACATTCCATTCATATCCGTCACATTACTCACATCCCAACTACCAATTCCTTGATTAAATGAAGTAGCATTTCTAAACACATTATCCATATCCGTCACATTACCTACATCCCAACTACCAATATTACCATTAAATGATGTAGCATCATTAAACATTTGAGATATATCTGTCACATCTGCCATATCCCAATTGTTTAATGTCTGATTAAATGATGTAGCACCAGTAAACATTTGTTTAGAGGTTAGAAGACCAGCTGTATTCCAAGAATTGCAAGGTTGATTAAATGAAGTTGCACCATTAAACATGTTTGAAGTATTAGTAACATCCACCATATCCCAAGAATTAATGCTTTGGTTAAATGAAGTTGCACCATTAAACATATAAGACATATTTGTAACTGAGCCAGTATCCCAACCATTTATGTTTTGGTTGAAAGAAGAGGCACCTCTGAAAATAAAACTCATAGTCGTTACATTACTAACATCCCAATTACTAATGTCTTGATTAAAAGAGCTAGCCCCACTAAAAACAGAACTCATATTTACTACATTACTAACATTCCAACCCACTAAGTTGCTAGAATTAAAACTAGAATTATTTAAAAAAGTATTAAGTAATTGAGCAGAACTTTGAAATGAAGGTGTATCACTTGCAGATATCTTTAACCCCTCTCCTGTAGCTGAATTCCCTTCATTTGAAAACTCTAAATTTTTCCATTTATTATTACCCCATTGTTTTATGTCAGTAACATTAATGTTATTTGTACCACCATCAGTCTTCAACGAAGGAAAACTAGTAAGTGATGCAGGTGTTATAGTTATTGTATAAGTACTTGAACCACTAGGACCGGGATTATCTAATTGAGAATAATCTCTAGATAAAGTTGTATTATTTGTTTGAGTTATACTTGTTCCGTCACCCCAATTTAAAGTAAAACTATATTGAGCAGAAACCCCGGCAAGAGCTATTTCAGCTTCAAATTTATTAAGACCTAATGCTTGACCAAAACCTGTAATTTGAGATGTTGAAAAACTGTGTTCAAATATAAAGGGTGTTGCTGTAAGTGGATAACCTCTATACTGATCAGATTTTGTTATCTGGTTTAAATTAGTTATAGTAGCACCTGCGTAGTCAGGGTCAAATGAATCTACATCCGAAGCTGCAATTAATTGAGAAAACTGAGTGTCTCCATCTACAGACCCATTACTACCTTGATCTATTGCACCTTGTATGGTAGTGGTATCACTACCATCTGTAGCACCAAACATACTAAAATTTCCACTAGTAGGTACACCCATATTACTTAAGTTTTTCCTCTATAGATATTAATCTTTTTTCAAGTTCAAGTATTGCTTTGTGCATGTAAGCAACAACACCCCTATCACTCATAGATAAATAACCTTCATTGTTTTGGTAAACCGCATGAGGTATTACCTCTTTAACTTCTTGAGCAATAAATCCTGATTCTTTTTCACCATCTTTAATGTAGTTGTAAGATGAAAATTGTTTTATAATTTCTAAACCTTCTTTTATTGGTTCTATTTCAGACTTTAATCTTCTATCCGATGTAGTTATAAAGTTAGATGCTGTTGCTGTTGAATGAACAAATAATTTTTCAGCTATACCTACACCTCCATCAACAATTAAAGCTCCTGAAGTTTTAGATGTAGTGCCAGTAGTATCATCTATATTTAAAACACCTGTAACCGTTAGATTATCACTAACTGTTGTTTGTGATGTTGCATGACCTATTGTCACAGCTGTACCGGACGTTACACCTAATAATATAGACCCAGCACCAGAACCACTATTTAACGCATCTATAGTTAATGTTTTAGCACTACTACTATTAGCAGTCATTGTTATATTTGTGGTATCCGTTGAGTCTATGGATAAAGTTGTTGCGTCTATTGTTGCTGCACTTGAGTTTATATCTAAACCACCGGTAGTTGTAAGTTCTATAGTGCTAGATCCAGAGTTAATATCTATACCTGCTGAATCAATAGTTGCTGCTCCTGTAGCGGTTAAGTCAAATGTTGTTCCAGCACCCATAACTATACCACCAGCATCTGAAAGTAACTCTATACTACTGCCGGAGCTACCTTGATCGGCATGTATTTTAATAGTTTCTGAAGTGCCACCGTTAGCGTGAAGTTTTATTGCATTAGCTGCATTTTCTGTAGAAGAAATATTAACTGAAGATCCAGTGGCTGTAATGTCAATATCTTCACCTGCTGCAGCACCTGACGCTAAAATATCTATACCACCTAATGTAGATTCTATTTTAATTGAATCTGAAGTGCTTTCATTAGAAATTATATTAACTGCTGATAGTGCACCAGATATATCTATATCCTCACCTGAAGCCCCTCCATTTGTAATGTCAATTCCACCAGCTGTTGTTTTAATTTGTAGGGCATCTGCTGCTGTTCCTGAAGAAGATAGTATTAAAGATGAATCTGTTGCACCTGCTAATGATATTGTAAAATCTTCAGCCGCACCATCTGTTGTTGATGTTATGTTTGCTGCTACCCCAGCATTATCTATAGATAATCCAACACTATCTATTTCGACAGCACCACCAGTATCTACATCTAATTTTAATACAGCATCTACATTTATACCACCAGCAGTTGATCTTAAATAAACAGCATCTGCATGACTTTCTGTAGATGTAATATTTACTGAAGATCCAGTTGCTATTATATCAATATCCTCTCCTGCAGCTGCACCTGATGCAAGTACATCTATGCCACCTGCAGTTGCTTCAATTACTATAGCATCACTACCATTACCTGTAGCATCTATATCTATTTTAGCAGAATTAATTTCAATTTCATCATCAGCATCAATATCTAATTGACCATCCGCACTAGAATTTATAAAAATAGCATTATCACGAAACTGCAACTTAGAACTAGTATTAATAGTTAATGCGGCAGCACTATGAGTTACAGTTACATTACCATTATTAAAGTTAACTACTGAGCCAGAAGCTAAGAATAAGTCTGACCACATAGCATTATTAGCACCTAAAGCTGTACCATCACTAGTTCCGGGTGTTAATGCATTTTCTTTAAGTATTAAATCTAAAGCGTTGTTTACTGTAAATCTTATCTGATTGTCTGTAGTAAAACAAATTTTATTAGTAGAGTCTCTACCTACACACAGACCAGTGTTTAATATGCTTGTAATTGTTGTTTGTGAGGGATTTACTTTTACTGTGGGGGTTGCAGTTTCTCCTGAGTTATTTAATAACTGGATACCACCACCAGCCACTAAAGACTTTACGTAGTCACCTGAAGTGTCAGTACCTAGCGTTATAGCTGGAAAGGTTACACTTGAAACACCTAATGAATTTACTGTAACAGGACCAGAGATACCGGCAAATATAAATTCTTTTAAACTTTGAAGTTTAAAGTTTTTTGTAGTTGTGTTACTAGAATCTGTACCAATTACTTTATCGGTATTAGAAATAGTACCATCTAAGTCGTAAGTCGATATTCTAGCCATTTATTTTTATTTTGCACTTGTTCCATAATAGTAAGCAAAGATATTACTTATAACAACACCTTCTACCATACCCATTAAATGGACAAACAAATCGTTTTCTAAAACAGATGGTACATATACCACTGCATATATTATAAAAGCAAATGACATTAAACCAACTATTCCGGTCAATGTCATCATAAAATCTTTCTTACCAGTTTTAGCAACCTCTATCTCCCTGTTTCTAGCAGAGTCTCTGTCAGCCACTTCTAGTTTGTACAACTCAGCAGATTGCTCGTGTAACATCTTTTTATCTTCTGGAGATATGTCTGGGTCACTATCAATTAGTTTACTAACCATACCTAATACACCGGCATCTGGCAATAGATCACCAGCAAAGTCTAAGACTTTTGGAGCTAGACTTTTTAATAAACCACCTAACTTAGTATCTTTAAACTTTTTTTTCTTGTCACTCATCTATCTTTTTCTTTTACCGTTTCTGTATTTTCTTCTACTAGTTTTTTCATAAGCTTCAGCCTCCCAAGGTAAATCTTTTGCACCTTCTTTCATTTTCTTTCTTGAGTACTTTTTGCCTTTCCAATAAACATCACCATCATCATAATCAAGGTCACCCCTTTTCATTTGATCAAGGTGAACTTTTTCATGTGCTATAGCCTCTTCTTTTAATTTAGGATTCTTTTTTACACTCTCATCTAAGAATATACTACCATCCCTATTAGCTTCACCCACTATATTTTTACCTAAGTCTTTATGAAGAATAGGTGTACCAGAGCTATGAAACCCTGCTACACCTTTCATTTTAAATGCCATAATTTAAATTTTAACCTAAACTATATAAAAGATTTAGATGTTTTAGATGTTTTAGTATTATTTTTCTGTTCTTTACCTTTTTTATTTTTATCTTCTTTTTTCTTTTTATTTTTCCTATCTATTTCTTTCTGAGCTAAACTTAATTTTTGTTCTAACCTTTTAGCACCTTGTTTTAGTTTTCTTCTATCAGAAGCTGTTGCTGTAGTGTTTTTTTCATCAACTTTAATTTGTTGTCCCCCACCTTTTCTGATTTTTTTGTTTGCTTTTTCTTGAGCTTTAATATTCCTTTCCGCTTTCCTTTTTTCTTTAGGTGTTAACTTTTTGTTTTTCTTAGCTTCTTCAGCTGCTGCTTTTTTCCTAGCTTCTTCCTCTTTCTTTTTCTTTTCAGCTGACTCTTTGGCTCTTTGTAAAACATCAGCAGCAGTATTGTTTGTTCCTGTTTTACCACTAATTTTATTTGCGTCCGTAACTGTTCCCGTTACCTTTCCTGTTTCTGTTTTTGTTTTTGTTTCTGTTTCCTTTTCTGTTTTTGTTCCTGTTGTTGCTTTTGTTTTACCTATTTTAACATTGTATGCTTTAGCTGCTTTTATAAAATCTGCCTTTGATTCATACTTACCTTTAGCCGCATCAGTCATTTTGTCCCACGCTTGTGAATAAGTTGTCTTTTCACCGCTTGATGAGGCTGCTTTTTTAGCTTGACTATCCTTCATTATTTTATTCATCAGCTTATTAGCCTCAGTTCCTGCTTTAACAGTTACAGTTTCTTTCTTTTTAACTTTTGTTTTTTCTGCTGCTTCATTTTCTAACCTAGCTTTTTTCTCACTTTTAGTTTCAAATTTTTTAGGGTCAAATCTTGGTAATTTAATACTTCCAATCGCATCACCAAAAGAGTCTAGAGCTTGTGTAATAAAAGCCCTTTGCTTTTTTGCTTTATTTTCTTTCTCCTTAGCAGGGCTATTTACAAATAAAGGTGTACTCTTTTCTGATTTCATATTAGATCCATCCATTGCCTTTAATCCAGAGGGTTGCATTTTATTAGATGAACGCAACATTTTAAAGTCTTGAGAATCTAAATCCCCACTTTTATTTTTATCTAATTTTTCCTGATTTGGTGAAAGTTTTTTTACTGCGCTTTTTTGCACAGTTTTCATTGCAGTAGTATCCATCTGTTTAAGAGGATTCATCATTTTAAATGGCATAATTTTTTTTGTTTAATTTTATCTACTTTATCTTTTATCATATCATCTAAAGCTTTTGTCATCACCTTGTCTGTATATGATTTGTTTTTGTGAAAAATGTTTCTTTCTGTAAATGGTGGATCTTCCTCACCTAGTAGGATTCTATATATCCTACTAATTATTTGACTGCATTTGAACGATGTCTTAAAGACACTGTACTTTATAGTAGTTCTATTACGATGT